GTAGTGGAGGCTTAACCTACCACCCGAGGGGTCAGGAGGTCTTCGGCTCGTACATGAACCGACCGGTGTCCGCCCACGAACGGTTCAGGGCCTCCTGGAGGACCGCACAGGTGGCGCGACCCCACTGGCCATCGATGAACTGCTCGGCAGTCCAGTCCGGAGCGAAGCGCCGCCACACGTCCGACTCGGGCATGCCTGGAACCCAGTTCCACGCCCACAGCTGGAAGACCCGGTACAGGTCCGAGGTCCACTGACCGTCGGCCGGGAGCTCGGTCTTGCCCGTGTAGGCCTTGATGAGGGCGGAGCCGACAGCGTCGTTCAGGTAGCGGGCCAGGTTCGCGACAGCGAACGGCTCCGGGTAGTCCCACGCGTTCATGACCCGACGGAAGCGGCGGGCGGTCGGCGGGTCCCAGATACCGTTGACCTGGATCACACCGTAGCCGTCCAGGGCCTGATTGCCGGACGAGGAGGTCGCGGCGAGAGAGTCCCAGTCCACGGCAGTCGCGTGGAACCGGTTCAGATCCAGAGACCCCCCATATCCCGGCAGGTGGCCGTCCTCGGTGTACTGGTGGATGAGCGGCGCACCCCAGTAGGGAACGTCGGTCGGGCGCTGCGGGTCGCCGTAGCCGTCGTACCGGTCCGAGTACCACTGGCCGCCGGCGTACCAGAGCGGGTATCTTGAGGCGACCTGCGCCCAGTCGTAACCTCGAGAGGCGGAGCCGTTCATGTAGATGCCCGGCCTCGCGCCGGTCTTGGACTCGACGGCCTGGAGCCAGGCGTTCGCCCACCCCGAGCCGAGGGAGACCGCGTTCGCCTCCCAGTCGAGCCACAGGGTGGCCTGGCCCAGGTACGGCGAGACCGCCTGCACGAACGCCTCGACCTGAGCGTCCACGGAGGACGAGGGGCGAGCGAAGTGGTAGAACCCGATCCGCTTGCCGCTCTGGAGAGCTTGCTGGGCCTGAGTGTTCATGTAGGGGTTGACGTAGTCATCATCCTCAGTCGCCTTGATGATGACGAAGTGCGCCGGGATGAGAGTCAGGTCAGCCCCACTCTGGTACGAGGAGACGTCGATACCCCACGGCATGAAGTTGCTCGCCGGCGCCGCGGCAGGCTGCTCCGGCGGGGGAGCGGGAGTCGAGGCCTGAGCAGCGGCCGGAGCAGCGTGAGCGAACTCCGGGAACTGCTGCATGAACTTCGCGTCGTTGAACCGGTGGCACGAGGTCCAGCGCCCACCCTGCGTGTGGGGGTGGCTGGCGTAGGCGACCGTGCGGGTCTCCTGGCCCGTCGTGTCACCGGCGTAGCCATCGATGGACCCGTCCTCAGCGATCCACGCCTCGGAGACGAGGTCGTTGGCAGCATCGGTGACGACCACTACGTGGCCCACGCCACCCTCGTTAGCCGCCGAGAGAATGATGTCCCCGTCCTGGAAGCCCCCCGCAGGGCGCAGGTCAGAGTCGTTCCATGGGACCTCATCGAAGCCACGAGCCTCAAGGCCAGGGCGAAGGTTCCCGGTCCACAGGTCATCAATCTCAGGCAGGGCGCGGTGACCCCACGGCACCCCGTAGGCGACGTGCATCCCATAGGCCACGCATCCCGCAGCCAGGGACGAGCAGTCCGCGTTCTGAGCCGTGGTCACGTAGCCGAGCTCGTCGGCGTTCGCGAACCACGTACGACGCTCTGGCTGGCTGTAGCCAATGTTGGCCACGTCAGCCAGGTAGCGGGCCTGCCCCGCCGTTACGGTCCCTACACTCACTTGGTCTCCTTACCGGCCATCTGAGCCTCAAGAGCAGCAACACGCTGCTCCGCGATGACCGCCCTGCGAGTCAGGACGGCGATCTCAAACGTCAGAGCGTCCACCACCTGCGCAGCGTCTACCTGCGAGGCCTGCGGGTTCTCATTCATTGGTTCTCCTTCTGAAGGGGTGCGGGTCCATAGTAACCTCCCCCGAGGTGGGTCTCCTGGAGGTCCTCGGGTTCGTCGGAGGCAGCCTGAGCTCGCTCCTCAGGTGTGGGCGGGGCGGGGGGCAGCTCCCACATCGCCTCACGGGCGTAGTCGCGCATGATCGGCTCGCCGTACTCGTCCTCGTCCACGTCGATCATGCGGGCCCCCTTTACGAGGACTGGGACGGTCGACCCAGGTGCGCCCTTGACGTTCACAACCCACCGGGCGGGGTTGGAGCGGTCGAGAGTGGCGGAGGAGCCCTCTGCCCCAGTGAAGACCACCCACGGGGCCTTGGCCGAGGCGATCTTGGGGACGTAGTCAGGAAGCTCCCAACGAGCCGAGCCGTCGGCGCCAATCTCGACGTTCTCCCAGTACTCGATCCCGTCGTAGGGGCTCTCGGTGCAGCAGTGGCTCAGCCACATGCCTCCGCGGGCCTTGGTCAGCTCAGGCACACGCATGGTGAACTTCTTGTTCCCAGACATGTGGATCCCGAGGTTGTCGGCCCAGTACCCGTTGTTGTTGAACCGGAGCCCCACCTGTGTCGTGGTGGCATAGAACCCGGTCACCGTGACCGAGTTTGGGTACAGGTAGGCCTGATTGCTGTAGGCCCCGCACACGGTCTTCCCGTTCTGGATGAAGGCCGTGTTGCCCTTCCCGACCACCATGTCCGCGCCATCAACAGATATTCCACCGTTGTCTCGATACAGGTACCAGGTCGCCGATTTGTCGTCCGCGTACCCGACGCCGTACACGCTGACCCTGACCGACTCTGGGGACACGTGTATGTTCGAGGGGAGACCCCGGGTCGCGGCGGCCTTCCACGGGGACTGGATCCTGACTCCGGGAACCCCCTGAGGGTTCGCCACCAGGAAGACGGCCCCATCGTTCCACGAGTCATCGCGCTTGGAGGAGAACGCGAGTCCGACCCCGGCCCGCCAACCTTCGTTGTAGTCGGTTCTGGTGTTGTGCCATGTGATGTCGTTGAAGTAGGTCTCGGACCAGGTGTCAGCTCGCCCTAGGCGGCCAGCGATGGTGATGGACCCAGAATTGGCGTCGATCCTGAGGGTCCGAGTGCCGGACCGGTCGAACACCTCCATACCCTCAGAGTTGATGTGGAGGCCGCGGTTAGGGGTCCGGGACGTCTGGAGCGTGGCCCCGGTGATGACCTGGCCATCGATGGCTCCAGCCTGGATATTGTCCGCGGTGACCGCGTTTGCGGCGAGCATCCCGGCACGGATCTTCTCGAACTCACCCTCTGAGGACGTGATGATGCGGGTCCAGATGTGCTGAGCGGTGGCGTTCACGAAGGACGCGTTGCCGGTCACCGTCAGCTGATCGGTGGTCAGCTCAAGGAACCGGCCCACATCGGAGGCGATCTTGCGGGCAGCGAGCTCGGAGATGCTGGCCGAGCCCGCGGTGAGGCGCCCCACATCCAGGTTGCTGATCTGCTCGCTGGTGACACGCATCCGCTCCCAGGTCGAGCCGTTCCAGCGCCACTCCGCGACGATGTCGAGGGTGACAGCGTCCTGGACGCGGCAGGTGTCGCCAAAGGTCTCCCCGTCGAAGGGCGGACGATCGCCGGCTGTGCCCTTGATGTAGAACACCTGGCCGAAGGAGGTGCGCATTCGGCGCACCGCCCCCTCAATCGCTGCCGAGGTCAGCTTGGAGACAGTCTTCTGATAGTCGTCCCCGGCCTCCTCCCAGCGCCACCCCTTAGGGGAGTAGACAACGGAGGAGCCCGGCGCGGTGCGGGTGTTGGTGGGCGTCGAGTGCCCGGGCGAGGCGAAGCCTGGGGTGGTCACATACTGGCCACCCCGAGCGTTCGGGTCCGCTGCGGCTGGGTCGAGGGGTCCTGGCAAGGGTGTCTCCTAGGTTGAGGTCAGGAGGTGGGCAGGTGGGGAGGCTCAGATACGGCCAGCCGGGTTACCGGTGCGGATGATGTACTCGATGGCGAAGTAGGGGGGCCGGTTCTCGTGAGCCTGGCCGCTACCCGCAGAGGTAGTTGTGAGGCCGGACAGGGAGCCGTTCTCCGTCGTGGAGAGAACCTGCCATCCGGAGCCCCCGCCGACGTTGGACGCGTACATACCGACACCGGCCCGGCCGGCCTGATCGGCCTTGCCGGTGACGTCGTGGCTGTGGATCGGCATCTGCGCAGCGGTCAGGGCGACGGTCTGAGAGCCGCCGGTGTCGCCGAGGGAGTAGCCGGTACCGACACCGACAAGGAACCTCCCGGACAGGTCAGGCACCCGGAAGTTGCTGGAGTTGGTGGTCCCGTACTTGGTGCCGATCAGGCGGAACAGCTCCGCGAACTGGGTGCGGTCAAGGGCCTGGCCGTTGCACAGTGCGAACCCGGAGGGGGCCTGCCCGCCAACGAACGGGAAGATGGAGCCGACCGGGATCAGAGCAGCCATGGCGGTGGTGAGCTCCAGCCGCGCCTTAGCCACGTCCGCCTGGGTCTGGGCCCGCTCGGTGTAGACCTTGTTCTCGACGTTCGTCACCCCCTGAGTGGCGGCAGAGATGCCGGTCTCGATGCGGGTGAGGTCGGC